AATGGGGGTAGGTAGTCCTACCACAGAGTCATGTTGTTGCCTGTTCGAGTTTAAATTTTGTTTTTTATGTGACTACCATGAATACGGCAAACAATCTGTCCGTTATAGTAATCGTCTGACTCTAGTACTCTATGATTAAATTGTTCTCTAGCTTCTACGTAACTGCATTCTGCTTTTGATTTGCAATAAAATAATATTTCTCTTGTGAAGTTGTCGGCGCCCTGCGCTAGAATGTCTTGGTTGAGTTGATCGTTTGAGCCATAGTATAGTTGCCAGTCTGAATCTATTTTTGATTTAATTTTCTTGCGCTTTTTGTTGCCGTTCTTTAATTTTACTACTCGATATGTTGTCTTTGAAAACTTTGCTAATTTTTTACCAATATATCGTCTACCAGATACTTTATTTGTAATTAGGTAAACAAACCCTACACAGTCTTCGGGTAACTGATCAACCGGTTGAGATTTGTATAGCCATACCATGGACTATTAGTTATCAAATTTGTTGGCAATAATAATTTTTCTAAGCAATATCTACATCTGTATTATAACTTGTAAAGCCGTTTTCTTTGACCACTTTGAGAATATTTTCCACCCGCCCAGCAAGTTCATCTTTGTGACTGACCAACCAAATTGATTTGTGTCGTTCGCGACTCATTTTCTTGAGCAAAGCCAATGCATTCTCAACACCTTGTGTGTCCATACCGTTGTCGATCATCTCGTCAATGAACAACACGTTGATAGGCTTGTACAAACTTTCCCATACATCGCGGAATGCCCATGACATTGATAAGATAAGTCTGTTGCGTTCCCCGCGACTCAAGTTGTCAAAGTCCAGTTCACGGCCTAGTTCTTCAATGCTGACAGTTAGATCATTTTGAAACACCACTGTGTGTGGCAAACCAATGCGATCTAAGTAGTGTGTCAATCGACTGTTTAGATAACTTAAATTTTGTTCAATAATCTTCTTGCGAATAAAGCTATCTTTTGATGTCAATAACTTTAACAAAAATTCTTGATGTTCTTGTAAACGTGTGAGTCGATTGAGTTCATCGTAGTCAATGGTCTGAAGAGCTTGTTGAGCCATCTCAACAATCTGTTCTTCGTAAGGATCAGTTTCTTCACGTTTGGTTTCGATCTGTGTCTGTAATCCTGCCAAGGTAGCTCTATGATGGATGGCATCTGATTCTCGGTCATAGAACATTTTAGGAGGCTTACCTATCTCGCCCAACTGGGCGATGGCAGTCTGTATTTCTGATACTGTGGTGCTATCCGCATGGCATTTCGCTCGTGCATCTGCCAAATCTTTCTGTTTATTTTCCAATACCGATTGGTGCTTCTCGTCGTGGAACGGCTGACCGCACGTGTGGCACTGATGCCCTTTGAGGGCGCTGATCTCCGTCTCCAGTTTTTTAATAGTTTTTTCTTCACGTTGAACTTCCAACTTGGCACGGCTGATTGCGCCCTGGAGATCGTTGAAATCCTTGCGGCGTTGATCCCACGCCGTGTGATCCTTGTGCGATTGAATCTCTTCATCAATATTAATTTTCTGAAGTTCGTCAAGTGCGAGTTGTAGTTTCTGTACGTCTTCGGCATGTTTGGTAGTCCACATGGTTTGTCTGCGTTTGAGACTTTCAATCTGTTCCTCAATACGTTTGTTGGCTTCAATCACAGCCCGAATTCTAAATTCTTCTTGTATGACGGAATCTTTGGTTGCTTTGTTTAGTTCTTTGATACGATCGGCACGCTCTGACAGCATGGTAATACCCAGCAACTGTTCAATTAGTGTGCGTTGATCATTGGCTTTTAAACTCAAGAATGGTTCTGTGTAAGTATTCAAGGCCATGATATGTTTGAACATGTCATGACTGAGTCCCATTGTGGTTTCAATGGCTTCTTGTGTTTCGCGACTGTCACCTTGAGCATAGTCACTGGCTGCTTGTTCTTCGTTGTTGACATAGAACTTCAACACATTGGGTTTACGACCACGTTCAATTCTGTACTCTTTACCACCTACAGCAAAATCCAAACTGACCAACATGTTTTTACCGTTGGTTTTGTTTACTAAATTGTCTTTGCGTATGTTTGAAAGAGCTGTACTATACAATGCATAACTCAATGCATTGATGATTGTGGTTTTGCCTGTACCGTTACGCGAGCCATCGCCGCCTAGGTCCAAGTTTTCACCTAGCACTAGAGTAAGATCCTTGCGATCAAAGTTAATGGCCTGTGTGGCATTGCCAACTGACATAAAATTCTTCACAGTTAAATTTTTTATGCTTATCAACTATAATTCCTTATTAGATTTAATCTTACTCTTTATTATAAATTTTGGTAGATTTGTAACAGTAATTTTGGATCGTAAAATTCACTGGAAATGTTTGTGATTTGATCAGTGACAATCTGATCCACTGATTCAAATCTAACTTCGCCAGGCGCCATGTCGCTGTCGACTGCTGTGTTTTTAACTGGAATCAATGCCATCTCTCTCAAGTTGTAATCTCGAACAAATGTATCTTTGATAAACGTTGCTTCTTCGTAGCTGATGTCAATGTCTAACTCAACTCTTACATGCATGTTTGGCACAAGTATTGTGGGCGCTGAGTCAATCACAGAGCTCAGTTTAGTGACCCGATACAAAGGTTGGCCTGGCCACGCATGGTAAGTTGGTTTCTCTCCCCACTGGACAACAGTGCATCCACGCTTGTCGTCACCAGCATCGGCAAAGTTATGCGGAAACGCATTACCAATGTAGTTGATGTTTCTGCGTTGTTGGCGTAAATGGAAGTGGCCAGAAAATACTTCTCCAACTCCGTCAAAGTGTTCGGCTTGTAGTTCTCCGTGATCGGGCATTTCTACCATGGCATTCATTTTAAAATGCGGCAATTCAAAATGTCCAAGCACATAGCGAGCATTGAGTTTAGGTATGCGTTTGTGATCGTCACCTACTAGCCAGGGTGCAATAACCACATCCTCGTCTTGAAACCAATCATTGACCACAATGATGTTGGGAATGTGTCTGGCCCATTCGGCACCGTGTATGTCACGACGATCACGATAGTATAAATCATGATTGCCCGGAATAAAGTAAAATCTATCAAATGCCTTGCTAAGTTTTTCAAGTGCCCTTAGGGAAAATTGTAATGTTTGTAAATTTAAACTGGCTCGATGGTTATGCCAATCACCAAGAAAGAACCCGGTTTCACAATTGTTTTCTTTAGCACATTCGATAAACCAATTGACAAAATTGTCACAATCGGTATTATGTTGTAAACTATTGGACTTTAGACCATAATGAATGTCGGTCATCATTGCCGCTTTTTTAAATAATCCCAACTATATCTCCCATGCTTTATATCCGTTGTGTGATAAACCTTTTGACGTTTTTTCCAGAATTGTTTTGGACCACAGCCCGGTTTGTCTTAAGAATTCGCTTTTACTTGGGTAGTTTAACACACTACCGTCTGGAAATTCAACCAGCAGTTTCTTCGAAACTTTTGCGGCACCTTTGTAGCTGTTGATTCGATTACGTTCTTTTAATTGTTGTTGGTTTGATTGTTGCCACTTTTTAATCCCCTCTGCTTTTTTCTTAGCAACGTCAGGATTGGTTTTGTAAAAATTTTTAAGTGTTTCTGATTTTCTTTTATAAATTTCTTCTGTATGAAGATGTTTTGTTAATACTTTTCTATCTTGACCAGTGGTATTGGCCCACTTTTTTTGGTTATATTCTGTAAATGATTCTCCTAAACTTTTACGTATTGATTGAATTTCAAAATCAGTAAGCATGGATAAATCAGCTCTGCCTAACCCGTCGCCCCCGGGCGTTGAGTTTAGTCCGTTTTTATAAGAATCGAATTTTTGTATGTAAGAAATTTCTGCCAATGCCAATTGACCAATACTGTTAAATTTATCTTCGATTACTTCGTAAATGCATTGATCAATACCAACCTCTCTCATTGCATTGTGTAATTTTCTAATTTTTTGTCTTTTAAATGCATCGCGACAATGCTCTCTCCATCGGGACTGTTTATAGATTGGTTTAGTGTCAAGTCCAATGTAGATTTGATTTGACGGAATAATAGTAATTTTATAGATAAACATATTTTAATCCTAAATGTATGTTTTTATTTATACACTTAGGACCAAAATAATACTACTCTTGATCAATAGAAACAACCGGTCCGGCAATATGATCAGGATTGGATTTGCCAGAGTTTTGACGTGTCCATGACGGATTGAGCCCGTTCATTTCCAAAATGTCATCACGGATGTTTTGATTTTTCTTTTCTAAATTTAAGATACGAGTAAAGCTGTTGGTAATAGCGGCAGTATAATACGCAAAAGGGTTCTGCGATTTTGATTCGTCAAACTGTAACCCAATTTGACTGAGTTGTAACAGAGCTTGCCCACGCATTTCTTCGTTGTAGGTATAGCCACGCCAGTTTGAACGTGTGGCATAGCGTTCGCACAATTTCATAAACATCATAGCAAGTTTACGAGTCATTTGTCCGTGTTCTTTTGAAAACTCACCTGTTTTAAAATCTCCACGCCAGTGACTACGTCCTACCAAAAACGTCTCTTTGTCTTCGGTAAGTCTGTAGTGTTCAAACGGCGGAAAGTTCACACGCATACGTGTGGTATCCAGCACTGGTTCGTCAATCAAGTCGGCTAGAGGATCTTCTTCTACTGCATCAAACTCCAGTATATCCTCAATTTTTTTCTTTTTTAGCGCAGACTTTGGCACTTTTTTTGGAGCCATGGGTATGTGTTCCCAACAAGTGATACGGAATACCAAGTCAGTGTTGGGTATTTTTTTAGGGTCTACTATAGTTCCTTCGCGCTTTAATCTGTCTGCACGGTTGCGTCTTGCTTCAGCAATAGTGCGTTGATTGATTTTTTCCACAGTGGGCAAAATAATATCGTATTGATGATCCAGTACCGGATCACGGTATGTACAATATGAGTTCTTGCTTAGGTGTATTTCTTTGAGAATGTCGCGGTTATTTAAATAGTTAACCTTCTTTGTAGTAACGGGCGTTGTGGCCAAGATTGAATCTCCTAGTAATATACTTATTATACAACAAGTTGCGCCATTGTCAACCAGAGATCATTATATTAGCCGATTATTTTTTGGGTAAATACTACATAGGAAAAGCACATGCCATACATTATTGAAAACGGTCAAACACGATTTGTAACTCAAGCCGAGATTAACGCTTACAATCAGGCCAACCCTTTTGGTTCATTGCCGGTAGCTCCAGCCGGCGGCACAATTACTAATATTACCCCTAATCAAGCCGAGATTGACAACGCAAAAATAACAGTAGAAAACGGCCAAAGCTCATTGAGAAATCGTGAGCAGGCGTTGGCGCAAGCTCAAACAAACGGTGCATCTGCAACAACAATAGCTGAATTACAACAAAATGTTGAAAATCAAAGACGAGTAAATGGTTTTAACGAAGAAAATTTAACATCCTTGCAGGGTCAGGTACCACAACAATTTCTTGTACCCAACACCACCAGCACCAGTCCCGGTCAAACACTGACTGAAACTTATGAGCCTTACAGCGGTCTAGTTACAGTACCTCCGGGTGCTGATCCAGAAGTGCCAGCTGTTGGTGAAAACAATTTGGTACTGTTGAACACTGGTCAAAATCTTGGCACAGTTGACGAATTTGGATTTGTTGAAGATCCTGCCACAGGACTCAATGTCCTACCCGAAGACATACCAGCGGAGCGAGAAGGTAATGAACTGGTCAATCTCAATACCGGTGAAGTGGTAGGAATTGACGCTGATGGATTTACTGAAACCGATGGTGGGTTAAATGTGTTACCTGAAGAAGTTCCGGTAGAGCGAGAAGGTAATGAACTGGTCAATCTCAATACCGGTGAAGTCTACCCTATTGAGGATGATGGATTTGTAGTCACAGAAGGAGGCCTACGTGTACTTCCAGAAGAGGTTGACGGCGATCCTAATGCTTTAACTCCAGAAGAAGGTGGCCTAATTGAATTTACTGATCAAGGAGAAGTAGTCCGATCGGCCGCAGACATACAGGGGTTGAGAAGTCAAGCACAACAACAACAAACAGTACGAGCTCAGAGACAAAACAAAGCACAGGCCGGTGACTGGCGTGTGCGTTTGAGATTAGCACCGCAGTCAAATTATCTTTACAATGATCCACAATGTGGTCCGGTGCTGTGGCCGTTGCGCAACACCGACGGAGTAATATTTCCATACACTCCAAAGATTGACACAGCGTACAAAGCCGAATATGATCCCTACAACCTAACACACTCAAACTACAGAGGATATTTCTACAAAGGCAGTTATATTGATGCAGTTAACATCAATGCTTTGTTTACAGCTCAAGACACCAGCGAAGCAAACTACTTGTTGGCAACAATACATTTCTTCCGCAGTGCTACAAAAATGTTCTATGGTCAAGATGCACAACGTGGTTCACCACCTCCGCTGGTGTATTTGTCAGGCCTGGGCGATTATCAGTTTGCTGAACATCCTTGTGTAATCAGTCAATTCAACTATAACTTGCCCAGTGATGTAGATTACATACGAGCACAAAGCGGCAGCTCCAACGGCACCAACTTACAGACTCAACGAGATCGACAGACCATTGCCGGTAACCCACTGAGCTATGCATTGCAAAGATTGGCCACAGTGGGTCTTTCCAAAGGTGCGTTGCCTGGTCCAGAGGCCAGTAACACTCTAGGACTAGACAATCCTACATATGTTCCTACCAAAATGGACATACAACTTACGCTACTCCCGATACAAAGTCGAGAACAAGTCAGCAAGCAGTTTAGTCTTAAAAACTTTGCCAACGGAAACTTATTAAAAGGAGGGTTCTGGTAATGGCCGCTAACTACGATTCTACCAGCCCGTATTTTACCACAGGCTACAGTCAATTCTATCTTGACGTTATGGTCAACAGACCTATTCCCAAGTTGCCTGACGATCTACAATTTAAAATCAATCAAACCTATCAGTACAGACCAGACTTGCTGGCCTTTGACTTGTATGATACTGCCACACTGTGGTGGGTGTTTTATCAACGCAATCCCAATGCACTATCCGCACCACCTTTGGACTTTGCTGAAGGTGTCACTATCTATCTACCAAAAATAACAACACTAAGAGAAGTGTTGGGATTCTAACATGTCAACTACCAGTTTTATTGAAAGTCAAATTCTCAGTATTCAAACTTCGTTGAAAGTTGCGTACCAGCAATTAACTGCTGCCTCTAATGCCGGAGACTCTGTTCGGGTTAGTGAGCTTAATGCATATATTGATGAGCTTAATCAAAGTTTAACCACAGCTCGAGCTAGATTACAACAAGCCCAACAAGACGATGCACTTGGCACTGCCAGTGCCGGCAATCTAGTCGATGATGATGCTAGAGCCAAAGTGTCTAATTCTAGCACGCAGAGTCCTGATTCTGGTCCATTGTTGTTGAACGCAGATGGAAGAATTGAATCCCCACCAGACACAAATAGTAGCAGTAATGCTGAACCATCGACTTTTTTACAAAATGCTGACACAGGACTTGACGGTCCTGTTCGTAAAACGGAAGAAACACAAAGTACCAGTTTAGGCAACAACGAACAAGGTGGTCCATTATTGTTAAACGCTGATGTTGATGGTAGAGAAAATTTTGATGGATCTCCTGCAATATCAAGCAGTGTTGGGGGTGTACCGGGCGCCGGAGCACCAAGAGACGATACCACAAGTAAAAATCCTACCAAAGTTGAAATTGACAATGTGTTCAACGAAGAAAAAATTATACCACAGCCCAACATCCTTGATCAATATGCCAGCTACACCTACAATGCCAGTTTGTATCTGATGAATGAAACTGATTATCAGGCCATGATGAAAACCAAAACAAAACAGTTAAGAGGTGCACAACTGTTGATGCAAAGTGGCGGAGCTCCTGTGGGCGGTCGCAATCAGTTTTTTACCAATGACTACTACATTGAACGCATTGAACTAAGATCACAAATTACAGGCAAAGGCACCAATGCTGCTCATAATGTTAGCACGGTAAAAATGACAGTGGTAGAACCCAATGGTATCACCCTAATTGGCAACCTTGACCGCGCAGTTCAGGCCTATCTTGGCACAGTAGAAGGTAAAAAGAAAAACTTTGCAGCTCAGATGTATCTGTTGGTCATACGTTTCTACGGATATGATGCACAAGGTAACTTGGTCAAAGCCGGCACAGTGGCACCCGACGGCATCAGTGATCGATCAGCATTTGTTGAAAAATGGTATCCATTGGCCATAAACAAAATTGATTTTAAAATAGCCAACAAGTTGGTTGAATATGAAATTGAAGCCACGAGTGCCAGTTATCAAGTCAATACAGGTACCAGTCGTGGGTCAATACCCTACAACGTTGAACTCAGCGGCGTCACAGTAAAAGATGTGTTAAACGGACCAGCGCAGTATACTTCTGTTACGACCACAGGCGGAATTCAAAAAGATGACCAAGGTGTTGCATTGTTGCCAGCAGATCAAGGTCTAGGAAGTACTACCACAAACACCAATACTGCTCCTGCCAAGGCCAGTGCAGCTCCATCAAACAAAACAACAATTCGCCAAGGATTGTTTGCAGCCATGAATGAATATCAAGCACAATTGGTTCGTGATGGAATATACACTTATCCTGATACCTACAGCATTGAATTTGTAAACGCCAGCCTTGAACAGGCCCTGATCAAAAACAAAGGATCCACTGACAAGAGCAAGGTTTCAAATTCAACCAGTCAGAATGCAGCCAACAAAAAACTTGGCGCCAAACAAAGTGTTGACAACAACAGCAAAATTGCAACAATCACAGCAGGTAGTCAAATAGTACAGGTAATTGCTGAGGTGATCAAAAATTCCAGTTATCTTGAAGCTCAACAAATTGTGATCTTTGATGCCAACTCACAAAAAGAAGAAGCTAACGGAGCTGCTGCTAGTAACTTGGCCTATTTCAAGATTGGATTAGAGGCAACGCCAACCAAGTATGATCCTACTCGCAATGACTATGCTTATAATATCAAATACATTGTAAACGTCTACAGAATCAACGAAGCTGGCAGCAATTATTTTTATATTCCTACATTCAAAGGAGTACACAAACAATACAATTACTGGTTTACTGGAGAAAATAATTCTGTATTGAGTTATGAACAGACCATGAATACTTTGTACACTCAGGTTTTAAGTGGTGGATCAAGCAATCCAGCCACCATAATCAACGACGCAATCAAACGTAATTTTAGTCCTCGCAGTAATCAAAGTAGTCAAGGTGCCGATGGCAAAGTCAACGAAACCAAAGCCAACTTGACAGACTATTTGTATAGTCCCGGAGACCTTGCCGAAGCCACGTTGACCATAGTAGGAGATCCTGCATGGTTACAACAGGGAGAAGCATTTGCTGGTACCAAGCCAAATAATCCATTTTATTTTAGAAGTTTTTTAGCTGATGGAACCATCAACGTTGATAGCCAGGAGGTCTGCTTTGAAATATTGATAAATTCTCCACGAGACTATAATCTTTCAACTGGATTGATTGATCCCAATGAACAAACCACATATTTTTTAAATGGTCGTCAGCCTGGAGCTGCACGACAAAGTTACGTGTACAAGGCTTATGAATGTGTCAGCGAATTCAATAAAGGAAAATTTATTCAAACGCTCAAAGGAACATTAAATACCTACTATCCAGATCAAACATTCAAAGCTAATCAGGCTATTACTGCAGGCATACAACAGGATACTATCAACTCGTCAATTCAACAAGCATCTAGATCTGGATTGGCTGGATCAGTAACAAAGTCAGTAGCATCGCCTAGCTTTTTAAATAATTTAACAGGAACTGGGCTAACTAATCTTGCAGTGAACACCGGATTAAATCTTGTAAAGGGTGTGGTAAACAACGTACTTGGTAGTTCTCCAACTAGGATATCAGCAACACCCACCAATCCAACATCGTCTGGCTTGCCAGTTGGATCAGCAAACAATGAAACGCCAGTATTGTTAAATCAAGATGATGCACCTAATATCAGCGGAACAGAACAACAAATGGCCGCCGGTGATGATGCTGGTACCAGCGGACCAGAATTATTGAATCAAGAAGAATAGAATTTTTAGGATAGGCAATGGCAGAAAATACACAACGCAGTAGAGGTCGTCCCGGGAATTATAAATTTGATCGTGGCGGTATGGCCGCGGAGATGGGTCCATATGTGGGCATTGTGACCAACAACGTTGATGTTGTGAGAGCTGGCCGCTTACAAGTATACATTGAAGAATTTGGTGCCACCAATTCCGACGGCAGTCCTAACTTAACTGACCCAACTTTGTGGCGAACTGTGAGTTATTGTCCGCCATTTTATGGAGCAACACCAATCAACGTAGGCAGTACCAGCGCCGGGGTAGGAACATACCCCGGCAACAGAAACAGTTATGGCATGTGGTTTACTCCACCAGATCTGGGTGTACGTGTTGTTTGTTTTTTCATTGGCGGCGATCCCAGTCAAGGAATATATGTAGGTTGTGTTCCTGAAACAGGTATCAATCACATGATTCCAGCCATTGGATCCAGTGACAAATATGTTGCTGGAAACAAAACACAGCAAAATTATTTTGTTAATAGTCCGTTGTTACCAGTTACAGAGATCAACCAACAGAATACCGAGATCAATGAAAATCCTAGATTTTATGACCAGCCCAAGCCTGTACAAAGTGTAGTGGCTGGTATATTGTTTCAGCAAGGGTTAAACAAAGATCCTGTGCGTGGACCAATACGTTCAAACAGTCAACGAGAAAGTCCTAGTACAGTTTATGGTATATCAACGCCAGGCAAGGCAATTTACCAAGGTGGGTTGGATCCTAAAACAATTAGATCCAAGCTGGAAAAGGGCGAAGTAAAGCCTCAAGACATTCAAGTCATTGGTCGTATGGGCGGTCATACATTTGTTATGGACGACGGCGACCTTGAAGGTACAGATACCTTAGTTCGTATTCGTACAGCCAAGGGTCATCAGATTACCATGAGCGACGATGGTGACTGTTTTTATATCACACACGCCAATGGTCAAACTTGGATGGAGTTTGGCAAACAAGGAACAGTGGATGTTTTTAGCACAAACTCAATTAACTTGCGTACCAAAGGCACATTAAACTTACACGCTGACAAAGATATCAACATGTATGCTGGCGGCACAATAAAAATAAAAGCCCAGGAAAAAATGTTTATAGAAAGCGGCGAAACACTGGTTGTAAATTCATTGGAAAAGCTAGTATTGGCTGGCACAAAAAATATAGGCATACGCAGCGACGGCACTCTAGGAATTAAAAGCAAACAAGGTGGGTGGGAATCCACCCAGTCCCTAAACTTCAAAGGCAAAGTGATTAATTTGAATGGAGCACCTACTCCGCCTGTGCCGGATGTTTCGGCATTATCAAACTACAAATTAGCAGATACAAAGTTTGATACTACAGAAGGGTGGACTGTAGATCCAGGTACGTTGGAAACTATTGTAACCAGAGCACCCACACACGAGCCGTATCCATACCACGGCAAAGGAGTGAATAATAAAACCAATTTAAATTCTACCCCTACAAGCCAAAATCCAGTGGCATCCTCTACAGCGGCAACAACTTCTTCAGTACCTTCGTCAACAACACCGTCCTCTACAGCAACAACAACTTCTTCAGTACCTTCGTCAACAACACCGTCCTCTACAGCAACAATTGCCGGGCAAACTGAGTTGCAAACAAAAGCAGCCAACAAGGTTCTAAACTCAGCTAGAGCACCATTGACCAAAGCAATATCTGCTGAAAATTACATTAGAGAAATACCAGCTGTGTCAGACATTGGCCGAGCAGCGCAGGAAATTTACAACGTTGGTCAGAGATTGATTAAGTCTACTAGCACAACGCCAACTGTGAATCTCACATCAGCAAAACAAATTGCCGCAGTAAAACGAACACAGGGCCAATTTAAAAATACATAGAGACCAAAATATGATTACATCCGAACAAGTAACTGCACTAACCGCCCAAGCCGCCGCAAATGCCTATGTGGATCCTTATGATGCTGATAATAATTTACTAGCAGATTGGCAACTCAACAACAACAGTGATCCTGTGTATCTTGGTGCCGAAATTGCCACTCGCGGCGTTGGAATCTATGGACAAACACCAGCCGGACTAACATTAACTGGATATCTCAAACCAGGAACCATAAGTTTGATCACTGAACCATCACTGACACTCACTGTATTAAATACCCCGGCTGTATGGACTGGTCAAAACGGTGTTGAAAGTTTACTTGACTATCTTGATGATCCAGTGTTACAAAATATTGCACAGATTGACATTATGACCGGAGCTTTCCAGGGGTTGATAGATGCTGGCGTTTTAACAGGCGGCGAATCAGCAAGATATCAAGCAACTTTTGTACAACCAGCCACTAGATATGGTGTAACTGCGGTAGTGAGTTGGGTTAATGACACAGCCGGAACCGATCTTACAGACAATATTTTATTGGTAGCACGACAAGCACAATACGCTATAGATTTTGTAGACACATATTCGTCAGTATTAAATGCTGGAATAGATGTTCCTGGATTTGATAACACTGTGGAGCGTCAAGATCTTGATCAAGCCGTGATAGATATTATTGGCAATCCTAAAGTTCCTTCGATTGATTATGTTGATACAGTTACAGCAGTGACTGTTCCTGCAACCATCAATGAAGATGGAGTATTTCGTTTTGCACCTGGTAAACCAAAAGGTTAAATACTAAACTATGGCTACATTCATTGGATTTAATACTCAAAATCAATTTAAAAAATTCACGCTAGTGGATGATGCACTGATCAAGCGTGACTTGTTAAATGCGTTAAACATACGTCAGGGGCAACTGGTAGGGCGTCCTGGGTATGGCACTGCGTTATGGGACAATTTGTTTGAAAATCAAACCAACGAAACTGAAGCAGCAATTACTAAAGAAATACAGCGTGTGGCCGGCGGCGATCCCCGACTACAAATCAGTGAAGTAGATATTTTCCCCCAGGAAAATGGCATTCTAATACAGATACTGTTGATTATTGTTCCCAGCACCGATGCTGAGCGTTTGAGCATTTTTTTCGATCAACAAACACGTCGAGCCAGTTATATTTGACATCTTAAACTGAGCCGTTTTTCACTGCCATAAATACAAAACCATGGCAAAGACTACTAGACAGACAGCAATATTTGGCGTTGAAGATTGGAAAAGAATCTATCAAACCTATCGTGAAGCAGACTTTCAAAGCTACGATTTTGAAACCCTACGCAAGAGTTTTGTGGACTATTTGCGTCTTTACTATCCAGAAACATTCAATGACTACATTGAATCATCAGAATTTATTGCCATGCTTGACGTTATGGCATTTATGGGCCAAAGTTTGGCCTTCCGTACAGATTTAAACACACGTGAAAACTACATTGACACAGCTGAACGTAGAGATTCAGTAGTACGTCTTGCTAACTTAGTAAGCTACACTCCTAAGCGTAACATCTGTGCGTCAGGATATTTAAAAATATTCAGTGTACAAACCACAGAAAATGTAACAGATTTCAACGGGATTGATCTTGCCAACGTAACTGTAAACTGGGCCGATCCCACAAACTTCAACTGGCAAGAACAATTTACAGCAATTATCAATGCCAGCTTGGTTGACAGTCAACGTATTGGTCGTCCAGGAAATCGAACCACAATTTTAGGAATAAACACTGACGAATACAGTATCAATTTGGTTCCAGGATTTTTGCCAGTCATTCCCTACAATGCCACTGTGGATGGTATCAACATGCCCTTTGAGGCAGTCAATTCTAGTACTATAAACAAAAATTATGTGTACGAACCAAGTCCACGGCCAAATGGAATATTCAACATGTTGTTCCGTAATGATCAGCTAGGATTTAATTCAGCAGATACTGGATATTTCTTTTTGTTCAAACAAGGCGTGTTGCAAAATCAAGATTTTAATTTGGCTGATCGTGTAAGTAACCGAGCAGTCAACATCAACATTGAAGGTGTCAACAATGAA